CGTTTCGGGGAATTGAAAAAGGCGCATTCGTGGGAATTCGAACGACCCAACGGGCGCAAAAAGGCGCGGCTGAAATTCCTCGGGAATTGGATGCGGCGTTGCAACGAGGGCGGATTGAAGGCGGCGACGCAGGAACGATTCATGCCGATACCGCGGCGGAAGTCTGAATCGTCTGAATCGTTTGGCGGATTAGTGCCTGTTGTGGCGAGCGTAAAATACGTTGAAAAAGAGCACAGTCCAGAAGATCATGCGGAGATTTTGCAAATGATCGGTACCGTTAAAGCACAGTTACCAGCCGGAACCAAAAAAGGCAGGGCATTATGACGGACGACGAATTGGCGGAGATGGAGAAGCGCAATCCAAAAAGCGGGGAAGGACTACACGAAGACGCCTACAAACTGATTGCGGAAATCCGTAAGATGCGATCCACGTTGCGGTCGATATCGTCGTTCGAATTTCAGATTCATCCGGGAATCGACATGATGGCCGCGCATAAACGCCTGACCGAAGCCGTCATTCTAGCGCGGGCCGGTCTAGGCCTACCGAAGACCGGGGAACACGCGATATTGAAACCCACCAGCGGTTCAGCGGCCAACAACAACGCGCAGGATGCGCCCAGGCGAACGGATTCAGGGGTAGGTTCGCCCAAAACAGGCGCGGTGAGCATTCCCCCTAATTATCGGGGTCCGGATGCTTAAATCAAACCCACGGCTCAAATAGAAGATCCGCCGAAACCGGAGTGCCACTGCGGTCACGGCATTCCGGGGCACGGCTACCGGGATTTCACCAGCCGGGAATGCCTGATTTGCGGATACCCAAAATTCAACCCAGAAGCTAAACCCAAAAAGTATCCCCCTGAGCCTACCGCCTACGCTTACCCCCAGTCCCACCCCCCACCGGGCAATCCGCTTCCCCCGGGAAGCGGAATCAGTAACGTTCTCCCAAGGTAGTCGTCCTAAACGAGTCGTAAAATAGAGTCATTTTAGACCCTAAAAATAACCATTTACATGAGATGACTTTTGAGATATACATATTTTGATGCCTTAAGGTAGGACGGAAAGAACGAACGCCACTGACTCTCGCGACAGGAGGCTTTAAAATGGAAACGAAAAAGCAAGTTTGGACCGAGTTAAACGCCGCGCTGGTCACCTTCGAAAAAATGACGAATGACGGTGTTACCCCGATGGTCGAAACAACCAAACAGCGCATGCGTATTGAAACCCTCCTACGTAAAATGGATGACCTCTCAGAAAAGGTGAATTCGTGATCGAACGAATCCAGCCGGTCGTTAAAGGAACCAACGCCAAGGGCGAATTGGTCTGGGGTGTGATTCCGATGGCACGCTGGCAAATGATGATGTTCCCGGTGCGCTACACGGGCGATTTTATGGTGCATTGGATGAAGGCGTCGTTAGCGGCAGCGGGTATTGAAATGCCAAACGACACGCCGTCTATGGATATCAGCGCATGCCGCCACTACGGCAAAGCCAAACCGCGCCCGGCGCGGCAGGGGGATTAAAATGCATACGCGCGATCATGATGTGCGGGTGATTCGGCAAGATTTTGGGAGTCCAATAGTGGCGTGCCACGATTGTGGCGAAGTGTTTCTGACCCTCACCGATTTCGTAAACGCGTAGAAGCAACCGCGCCGGGGTAGTGCCCGGAGCGGATTAGAAAGGGAGGCTCGACATGTGTGACTTGGAGCAATGGCACGAAGATAAACGCAGGGCGGCTGTAGAAGTCACCATCCAGAAATACGTGAAGTGTCCGATGTTAGACCACCATCCGATAGGACAAATCATAGCCGCTATCCAGCAGGCGCATCACCTAACCCCCACACAAGCCAAAGACGCAATGGCGCATTTCGCAGACGAGAACGCAGCAGAATAAAAAGACCCTGCGGGGCAGATTCGCAAGGCGGAGAAAACGCCAACAGCGGATCGAACTTAAAAAAGTCGAGGAGTATACAAAATGAAAATTGGAATAACGCTCTTCGGAATCTTCTCGGTCGTGTGTCTGACAATGCCGGCAGTGGCGCGGGACGTGAGCGAAAACCCAGACCGTATTCCGTCCATCGGCGTTGATTTATGGAAAGGACAAGTCGCGGGGATTGAGCGGAGCGGCGATACAAACGGCGGAACGGTAGGAATCAGCGCGGACTATCGACGCCCGGTTTCAAACGCCATCACGCTCCATGCTTTCGGCGAAACGGAAGGAATCAATAACAACCTGAAATATACGTCTGGCTACAAAGTCGGTGTGGGACTTCGCGTGTTTATTCATCAAGGCGCAAAAGGAGATAAATAATTATGAGAAACGAATTCACGACGTTTGATGACGCGCGACGTCTCGTACACGAATGGGTTGAAAATTACGTTGATTGGAATGAAATCACCGAGGAACAGCTCGATAGGGCCACACGCGCTCTCGTGGATCATGTCGGCGGTTATGGGGTGATTTTCGACGTTGACGGCGATAATTCGTACCCGAACACTCGGGATTTTGATTTAGATTTTCATATTTATGGGAGGAAATAATCATGGAAAAACTCCTAGGTATGGTCATCCTAATCGCCCTTGGGTTGATATTTGGATTTAAGATGCTCCTGGGAGTGGCACTAGAAATAGTCGTCGTAATCATCCTGCTGGTTTTAATAGGTGAGACGGGTATCCTGGTGCAACGCTTTTGCGAGTGGTTTTATGCGTATTGTGAGCAGCTAGTCACGAGTATAAAGCACGCCGTAGGAGGGAAATAGCCATGGAAACATCACCAGTTATCCCGGGGTCAGAATTAACCAACACCGCCAAGGCCGCCTCAGCCTTCTCAGCCGCCTACGAGGCCTACGACCAGGCCATAGTCGCCGCCAAGGCCGAAGTCGCCGCCAAGGCCGCCTACTTCCATGCCGTAGACGCCGCCAAGGCCGCCTACGCCCGGGCCGTCGCCTTCGCCGCCGCAGCCGCAGCCGACAAACTTAACGAGGGTAAATAACATGAGAACATTACGGGCATTAATGGTGTTGCTTTTGGCTCCCGCGTTCGCCGTCGCAGCAGCATGTACATTCTTATCGGATTGTCCTATCGGTGAGTTAGCGAATGAATGCGGAGTGCGGTATAGCGGGTTCTGCATAGCGACAGTGTGCGCAGTGACCTGTACAACCCCTAACACGGGCCAGTCATGTAATGGAGGAGCGGGCACCTGTGACAATGGGTGCGATTGTATTCCTAACACGACACCAACGCCGACACCAACGCCGACACCAACGCCGACACCAACGCCGACACCAACGCCGGGACCTGGATTTTGCACGGGGCCTACCGATGTCGCGTGCCAAAGTGCGTGTTGCAATAGCGCAGCTGAATACTGCGCGACTAACATCTCCGGCGGGCATTGCTGCCCAAGCGTCGGGACGTTTAATTGTTTCGGTGCGTGCTGCCCGAATGGGAATTCGTGCGACATTATTTTAGGCTGTACTGAGCCAGCGGTTCCCGTAGATCCATTTGCACCCGTCGGGCCCATTGCTCCCATTGCTCCCATTGTTCCAGCCATCGTTCCAGTACCGGCCCTGATTCCGAACCCTGGGACCGGGCAAGTCAGATTGCAAGCAAGAGAGAGCCGCTAGTGGTGTATGCAACCAACTGAAAGTAACAAAAACGACATATTGGAAAAGCGATAATCAGGTTGTGGCGGGCGGTGACCCACCGCCTTAAAACAGGAGGGCTCGAAGATGACTACCGGATTAGTGAACCGGTCGCGGCGTACGTTCGAAAATTGGCATCACGAACAATGCGACGGGAAAGAATGCGAAAGAGCATATTGCCAAACACACCGCAGGCTCTATTGGAAGTGTCAGGACTTAATTTCTGTTTCGTCCAGAATGTATTGCGACGAGCCGCCCTTTTCAACGTTATGGGAAGGTCAGGGCGAATGTGTGGAATGCCTGAAAAATTACGAAACGCGAAAGTGTTTGAAGTGGGCGGAAGATCACAACAAAAGATTCGGGAAATATGGGTAGGGGGAAAGAGAAAGCAAATGCCATACACGCATTATTGGCGGCGGTCAGCGGAACTGCCTCCGGATGAGTTTGCAAAGTTCGCGAAAGACGTTACAGTAGCGGCGGAAGCCATGGCTGAAATAGGCATACCGTTGGCAGGGCCAACCGGCGAAGGAGATTTAATCGCAACGAACGAGTGTGTCGCTTTTAATGGACTGTCCGATTGCGGGCACCGGTATCAGGATCTAGGTTATCCATGGCCCGGCCCAGAATCAAAAGGGGTTGTGAAGGGCCGCGCAGTCGTAATAGGAACACATGCCTCTGAACAAGGGCCAATTCTCGCGTCGCGTGGGTGCGGTGGCAACTGCGCGGGTCGTATCCCGATGGGCCGATTCTTCATTGATCGGGTGTTTCTGGCGCGGGCTTGGGATCAACTGGAAAACGGAAGATACTTCCAGTTTTGCGAGACGGATTTTAAGCCGTACGATCTCGCAGTCATGATCGTCCTTATCAGAGCCAAGGAAAGGATGCCCAATGATTTTTACCTCTCCTCCGATGGAACCGAATTCCAGTGGGAAGAAGCGAAAAACCTCAACCGTGAACTTTTTGGTTGGGGGAGTCGATTTGTTCTTACCCCGCTTGAAGAACTCTGAACCAAAATCCCTGTATTGCCCGGAGTGTCAGCGCGGCGGCAAAGGACGAGCCGCCTTGTGTGAACCGTGCGCGGCACGTTGTCAGCAGGGCCGTTGAATTGTCCGATCTGGTACTATCTATAAAGATATCCGGGAATGTTATCCTCATGATGCAGTGAAGTGGGGAAACGTTTCAAGGTGAACTTAAGCTGGAGGCTCGAAGAGTGACAAAAAGAATTGGCAGACCACAAGGCATCAAACGCGTAGTCGGAAAGTTTCTTCGGATCTCCGAAAGAGAACAACTGGATCTGAGAAAATTAACGTCTGCAACCGGGTTGAACGAAGCGGATTTTATGCGCTGTCGGTTATTCGGTTATTCGTTTGAATCTATGGGTGGCCACGCTCCGACAAGCAAACTTCCGCCAAGCCCTTCCTTAGACGAAATCCCTCAAATCCCGCAGTAGAAAAGGAAAAACATGCCTTTCGGGCATCGCCACCAGTGGGCGATCACGCCTGTATTCGTGGTTGGGGAATACAGAAAACGCGATTGTCTAAACGATAAATACACACCGAAAAACGGGGATGCGATACGCCGGGCCGGGCACTTCGCCTATTGCCAAGCTACCTCCTGCGAATGTCTTGGGATTGCGCTGGCGGATCAACCGGGCCGGGTAGAAGAAATCGATACGCCGTGACAATCCTTGAATTACTAAAAGCCAGCGGCCCGCAGGAAGACCGAAACCAGCATTTATTGGCCGTGATGTTAAGCGACGATGACGCCAAAAAAGTGCTTTCGGCATGGACGATTTACGGGGCGCGTTGTCGCAATGACCGCGAATTAAAGCCGGGGGAAGACCTTCAAGCGGCATCTAAAAAGATATGGCCGGTGGTGGATTACGAAACGCTTTCCAGTCTGTCCGGGGTGCATCTGGGTTCAGTGATTGAAGTGTTTCAGCGATTGCGGGAAATGCGGCTGGTGTACCCGGACGGCACATCGAACGAAATAGCACTACGGCTTGTTCGAGCCGAAATTGGAGCCATTATTCGGGGGATCACACAGGGACTACGTTGACAAATGAACGTCGGGCGTTTTGTCGGGAGTGTGAACACGCGCTGAGTATGCACGCTGAGGAAGGGTGTTGGGAAACGGGATGCGAATGTCGAAAGATGCCGTGGTGCGGCGACAAGGGGGAAAGCAATGCTCGGATTCTTGACTAATATCGGGTTTGGTCTGGCCGATTTCATCAATAAAACGTGTGATCCATTCCCGGAATTCACGCGAATGTTTTTACCACCCAATCCGAATATCTTTCTGCATGAAAAGGCCAAGGAGTTTGGGTTGATCATTAACCGGGATTTTCTGGCAGGGCCTGGACTTCTGCAATACAACCGGGCGCAAGCGTGGGAGCCTAAAGATATCGGGGATCAGGCGTTGCATCAAGGGATCATGGCGGCGACGTACGCGGTGCGGTTCGCGGTGACGCAAGATCCATTTCATTCGGTTGACGCTTGCGACGTGACCAAAGGGCTCATGTACCAACAACGGAATGGGAAGCTGATTCGGGGCATTGATGCTCAGGATCAAGAAACGTTTGCAGATGACGCCAGCCCGGATTCAGCGGGCGGGCATTTATTGGGACTGTATTTCGCCGGGAAATACGGCCCGCCGATGGCCGCCGTTCAAACCATTGGACTTATGGAAAGCCTTGCCGATGAATTGATGACGAACAAATACACGCTGGTGAATCAAGATGGGAGTTCGACAAAATACGGAAAGCTGATCAACGGACTATTCACCGACCCGCAGCGTGGTTCCCTTTGCATGGCGATATTTAAAGCGGCTAGCGTGATGACCGGAAATCGAAAATACCGTGACGAGTTCTATAAGCTGTATAAAAAGCACGGCAACCTACTTCGATTCGCGGCGTTCAAATTTCTGGATTACACCAAAAGCCATGAGATGCATCGGAGCGCAATTCATCTGACCATCCTTGCGGATTGCGCGTATGGGGAAGATAACGAATTGATGGAGCGGTGCGTGGGGGGGTTACAACGAATATGGAAGCTATCGCGCAAGTGGCGCGACCCTTGGATTGCCGCGCTGGTGAATCGTCACTGGAAGATATCGCCTTCCGATATGCGCGAAGTGGTGTTGCGGCTGCATGAGTATCCGAGTGGCGGAAAGCTTGGATGCACGGAGCGCGTCAATAGTAGGCGTTTGCAATTCTGGAACGAGCGCGAGGTGGAATTTAAAACGGTCAATAAACGTATTCGCGCCACACAGCCGTTGCCTTATTGGGCGTTGCCTTCACAGGATTTCTGGCCGTCGCGTCACCCGTACATGTGTGATGGATTTGAAGGAAGCGGAGACACGTTTCCGCGACACCCGCCACTGGACTTCCTTGCCCCGTACTGGTTGCTTAGACAGCAAGGCGTGATCCGTGCGGAAGATTGAATACAAGTTGGAAAAGGCAAAGACGGTTATCTACGGAGAAGCGCAACGGGATAAAACGTGGGCTGAAAAAGATGTTTCGTTTACGCGGTTCGAAATGTCGCAGCGTATAAATGGTGAATCAGGGGTGGCGCGGGAATTATTGGCAAATCGATCCCATGGATGGCGGTTGCGGAAGAAGACGACATTCCCGGATCAAATTACTTACCGCTTTTGGAAAAAGAAAAAGAAAAATGACCTACGAACAACAATTGAACGAAGTGCTGAATTGCCATGACAGAGAGGCGGCGCGTGTATGGTTGATGAACGAGATCGAACGATACGAGCTGGACTACCAAAAGCCAACGGCAACGGCGCGGCGCATGATCATTCAAAACCTGATGAACACAGCATTGGCGCGGAGCATGGACATATGGGAAAAAGTTGTGATCTTGCTTGTGCCGTAACGTTTTCAATTCCGGGAAGGTTGCCGAGTCTTAATGAAATTATTCAAGCTGACCGGAATCCGTGGCGCAGTAAATACGGCAACCGCGTATATCGGGGATCTATTATTCGCGCAAGTGCGATTCGATCCATTTGCACCAGTATTCTGGTTGCCCGTGTGCATCGGTTTGACTGCGCTGTTTCGATTCATATTCGATATGTGGAGCGTGACCGTCGCCGCGACCCTGACAACGTATTTAGTGGTGCAAAGTTTATTCTTGATGCTCTGGTTAAAGCGGGCATCCTTGGTGACGATTCACAACAATGGGTGCGAGGCTGTACCTCCGACCTTGGAGAACCTGAGAAAGGTGATTCGAGAATTGAAGTCTCGATCACGCCTTACCCCGGCGCGGAGTTACCTCGCCCCAGAAGACTGCCAGCACGTGATGGAGGAAACAGAAAAAAGAATCAGGTGCGAAGAAACAATGATATTTCCAAGTGGAGTTATAGGACTCTATGAAGGTATTCATTCAGCGGTGAGTGGTCCCTTATTCCGTTCGAAGAAAGTGAATTGTCCGATCAGGTGTGATCATTATTCAAATGTACATGACTAAAATGTCGCTCACGCGACCTCGCGGCGTAGACAAAAGTGCGAGGGGTAACCGAGTGGAAGAACTGGAGCCTATCACCGATGATGAACTGGACAAAATTGCAGAGAACTTGGAATGCGGCCGATTCGGACAATGGGAGATGAGACGATTGATAATGGCTTGTAGAACGCATAGGCGTGTTTTGCGACATCTATTTGACCTATTCGTCAGTTGCGACGATAGCGATAGTCGGACAGCTACCGATTCGATTCGTACCTCTAACCTTATTGCACTTAAAAAAGAAGTGGGTATGGACGATCCAAAGTAAAAATCGAAAAGGAGGATTAGAAAATGACCATGGGGAATATTCAGTTTGTGCTGGTGGTAGTGACGTTCATTCTTGTCGTGGTGATGATGATTCGGCGATAGTGGAAGGGGTTACGCCACAAAACGTCAAGCTGGCTCTGGCGGTTTTTCTGATGACTCTAATTTTATTGTTCTGGTGGGTGAAGTCCTAGAAGCTACAGGGCGATAGTCACGGACTCGCACCCGCTCCATCCGCGCATCGATCCCTACTGATTCTTCGTTTCTTTTGAGCGCGCGCCGGATTCTGTAAAGCTCCACCCAGATGCAAAGCAACATTCCAAAAAAGATGCCGTCCATTGCGATCCGGGACCAATCCATAGTTTCCTTCCTTTATAAGAGCGCAGTATGCGATTTCAAAAATTAGAAGATTTGAAATGCTAAAAATCCACTTTCTACCCGACGAGTAACAATCCTTCTTTTGGGGGGGAGATATGAAACGCCTTAAGTCTACGGCAGGCGGTAGGCTTGCTACAGCCGGCGGCAGTGGCGACTTCATCCAACCCGACCAGACCGGCGGCATAACGTCCAGCGTATTCAGCAATTACATCATCGACCGAAAGTCTAGGGCGTCCAAACCAAGCTCCGGTCTTTGTTTTGACCTGACCCGTCTCTTTGAAAATGTCGAATAGGCGTTGGCGGCCGGCCGCCGTGCGCTCGAGGATCATCTCCCGTTCGAGATCAGAGAAAGAGGCCATGAGTTTGAAATAGAAGCGGGTGTAGGGGGTGTCGATGGAAGTGTTGATGCCGTCTTTGTAACTGACCAAGAAAACGCCAATGCCGCTCAGTTCATTTACGAGAGAAACAAGATGGGGCAGGCTTGTGGCGAGTCGATCTTGTTTCCAAACAAGCAGGGTGTCGAACTCTCTTTGACGAGCCATCTGCAATATCGTGTCGAGTCCCGGCCTTTTATCCGTCGTACGCGACCATCCACGATCAACTTGTTCAGTGACAATTTCCCACCCACTGCGTCCACTGTAGCCCCGCAGGTCGTGCAACTGCGTCTCTGCATTTTGATCTTTGGTCGAGACCCGGCAATAAATCCCCACACGTTTAATCTCCATCGGTTGACCTCCGCGAGTAGGTTCACCACGCCTGTTTGTGCTACAGAGACAAATACCATTCTGGTGTTGCGACCCATATGGTTGTTATCCTGCGCTATCTAAAAGGATAGCAATTTCTTTTAAGCGATCCAGGGGGTATACTTATTTAAGCCTCGCGCATCCCGAATTGAAAAGGAAGCGCATGGTCACCGACAAAGACGGCACGCCTTTGGAAAACCCTTCCACGATTATTCCCTTTATACCTAGTCATTTGCCAAAAGACCCAATGACGGATAGAATTGCCGAACTCGAACAAAAGCTGTCGGAAACGCTGGCGGAATTGGGGCACGCGCTCAACTCCGTTCACCAGATGCGCCGTTGGCTGTTGCAGATCCGCACTATATCAGGCAACGTAAATTTTGACGTCGTTTAAACCGGCTCCGGGGGGGATCGACTGAGACATACTTCGCGTGGAATGTACGACGGTACGGAAGAGACGATTCGGAAAGTAAAAATCTATTTGAAGGCTGGAAAATCCGCGAAGGAAATTGCCGTTCTCCTAGAGCCATCCGTTACGGAAAGTGCTATCTATAAACTGAAAGCCCGTCACCCGGAGATCCGCGACGTCTGCCAAAACACGGTAACGGTACGTTGGGTCTATCCGCGAATCCTGCGAAAAGCCGCATGAATTGTCCGATCTGGTGACGTGACTTAATAGATATCTGTCCACTATCCTTGTATCGTGGCTCGCGCTTACAAGGAACGTAAAAAGCAACCCCTCCTAAACGCATTTACAAAATGCGGGACTGTCCTGCGTGCCGCCGAAGCGGTCGGGGTCGACCCGTCAACTCATCGTGAATGGTTAAAGAACGATCCCACGTACGCCGAGGCTTTCAACGCGGCGAACGGGAACGTCACCGAACGCTTGGAAGATCGCGCCATCCAGATGGCTCTTTCCGGCAATCCCACGATGCTCATTTTCCTGTTGAGATCACGCGCACCAGAAAAGTACATGGAGCGGTTTAAACACGAAGTACAAAGCGAACAACTTGGAAGGCTCGTAGGGCTGGTGACCTCCATACTCCGGCGCGCGCTCTCACAGGAACAAATTGACAGGCTCATGCCGGAATTTGACAACGCAATAGAAAGCCTTGGACCCTCGCGACAAGCACTGCAGGTGATCGCGTGAACATTCATCCAGCGGCGGTAATTGCCCCACTCCTATCCATAGAAAACGCCGATGGTAGTTTCCTTCAGCGTTTACGTAAAAACCTTTCTCGTAGCCCCGATCCTCTCGACAAATTTGTGGTGGACAGTTGGCCGATTCTGCAACCCAACCGGGAATTCGTGCCAAACTGGCACATTGATTACATCGTCGAGCATTTAGAGGCGGTGACGCTTGGACAAATCACGCGGCTTATAATTAATCTTCCACCCCGGTCATTGAAGTCGAACCTCGTCTCGATTGATTGGCCGGTGTGGTCTTGGACGTTCAAACCGTGGCTCCGTTGGATCTTCGCCAGCTATTCCGCTTCCTTGTCGCTTCAACACTCTCGCGACCGTCGCCGCATCATCGAATCTCCATGGTACGGCAAGCGGTGGGGCGACATGGTTCATTTGCAGGACGATCAAAACCGGCAGGACTCCTACGAAAACGAACAGCGTGGCGTGATGACGTCTACCTCGGTCGGAGGCTCGATTACTGGCAAGGGCGGCGACATTATCGTGATCGACGATTTGATCAACCCAGAAGACGCCGAATCCAAGGTTAAACGCGAAGCGGCATTGGAGTTTTACAAACTGACTCTCGCCACCCGCCTCGACGATAAGCGCACCGGTGCAATTGTGATCGTGGAACAGCGGTTAAACGTGGGCGACCTGACAGCCACCGCGCTTAAAGAAGGCGGCTGGACTCATTTAAAACTGCCGATGGAGTGTGAAGCGCGAACGATCTATAGCTTCCCACGTTCGGGAAAAACCTACGAACGTCGGGAGGGGGAGCTACTAAACCCGTTTCGCGACACGCAGAAGGCAGTCGACGAACAGAAAACCCGTTCAGGCACGCGCGGGTACAAGGCGCAGTATCAGCAGGAGCCAATCAGCAAAGAAGGCGGCTACCTGAAATACGAGTGGTGGAAGTTCTACAAAAAAGCCGACATGGAATCACTGCCGGCGGATGCAAAACCCGTCGAAAACGGAAGCGTCTGGGGATGGGACACGGCGGCGGAAACCGGGCAAGAGAACGATTACACCGGCGGTACGCGAATCGCCAAGGTCGGCAATAAATACCGCGTCACCAAATTCGTGAAAAAGAAATTGGAATACCCCGAAATGAAACAGCGCGTGCAGATGGAATACGAAAACGCGCCCGCCGACACGCTCGAAATCGAAAAGACCTCCAACGGTCAAGCCGTTATTCAGGATTTCCAGCGCACCACCAATTTGCCAGTCGTTGCTTTTCTTTCTGTTAAAGACAAAGTGTCGCGGGTGAGTGTGATTTCCCCGCTCGTTGAGGCGGGGCTGGTAGAGCTACCAGAGGATGACCCACTCACGGCGGAGTTTATTGATGACTGTGCGGCCTTTCCGAACGTCGAGCATGACGACTTGATTGACAGTTTCGTGATCGCACTTATGCGGATCGCGGGAAAGACGGGTAGCGGCGCGGCTGGAATCTACGTACTCGCGGGGGAGTCAAACGATGAGTAATACCGAAATCCTTTTGCCAGCCGGTTACGTGAACCATCCCATAGCGGAGAAAAAAGAATTCCGCGCTCAGCCTATCCAGAACGAAGTGCAATACCTCGACGGCATCCCACAGCCAGAAGATATGGACGGGCTGACGTCGGCCTACAGCGCGCATGTATGGGTCTATGCGGCGGTATGGTCGATTGCCAGCAATTACGCGCAGCTCAATTTCAAGGCGTACGAAAAGAGCGCAGACGACCAGTATGAACAGTTGCAGGACGATGAGTTTATTGCTCTTCTGGAAAACCCAAACCCCTATATTTCTGGATATCAGCTCCGCGAATTGACGTCTATGAGCCTCGAATTGACCGGAAACGCCTACATGGGGATGGAATTCGGCGATAAAAGAAACGGAATACCAATTGAAATCTGGCCTATACCCGCCGTAAACATGAAACCCGTTTCCAGCAAGACCGCGCCGATAGACCATTACCTTTACACGATCAACGGGCAGACCATCCGATATGAATTCAATGAAGTGATCCACCTCCAATTCATGAACCCGACGAGCTTCTTCTACGGGCAAGGATCATTGGAAGCGGTCAAGAACTCCGTTATTACGGACATTTACGCGGCGGCGTGGAACAAATACTTCTTTAAAAATGCGGCGCGGCCTGATGCGGTGTTTGAAGTGGACAACGTTCTGGGTGAGGACGTAAAGAAGCGCGTACTGGCTGGATGGGCCGCCATGCATAAAGGCTCTGGCAATCGTGGCAAGACGGCCATCCTCGAAGGCGGATTGAAGCTGAAAGAGATGGGCTGGAACCACTCGGATATGGAATTCACTAACCTTCGCAAAATGATGCGCGAGGAAGTGTTGGGCGCGTTTGGCGTACCGCCGGCCATGGTCGGCATCATGGAATACGCTAACTACGCCAACGTTAAAGAGCAAAAAGAGATCTTCTGGAAACACACTATGCTCCCACGCGTGCGCTCGATTCAGGACAAAATCACCATGCGAGCGCGTCAAATTATGCTCGAAAGCAACCTTTATATCGAGTCCGACGTTTCTCAGATTGAATCCCTTCGCGCCGATGAAGCACAACGGTCTGAAACCGCCACCAAATATTGGAGGATGGGCGTACCGCTCAATGCCTTGATCGACAAATTTGACCTACCCTTCGACCCCGTTGAAGGTGGCGACGAGTCCCAACCGCAGACCGGCGGCGGCGGATTCGGTGCCCCCGGAGTCGAAGCACCCGCATCAACACCCGCCAAATCCAAGAAGGGTAAAGCCCTTCCGCCTACCACAGCCATTAAGCCGGTCAACGAGACGCACTGGAAAGCCTACGACGCAAAGCTGACGCCTATTGAGGATCGGTTCATCGTCGCGCTCAAAATGTTTTTTAAGGGCCAGCAGCGGCGAGTTAAGGCGGCGTTTGAAGAACATGCTCCTGCGCTCATGCAGAGGTATGGGGTGCCGAAAGCCGCAGGGAATAAACCAAAGATTGACGTAAGTATTTTCTTTGACGAGACACGGGAACGGAAGCGGATGCAGTCAACGGTTCACGATTACATTAGCGGAACCTACGTCGATTTTGCCGTCGATAGTGGAAAGCAGATCAACCCCGGATTCAAATTCAATCTGCAAGACCCCCGCGTTTTGGCGTGGCTTCACGAAAAGGAATTGACGGTGGTGCGGCAGGTAACGGCGTACACGATGGAACAGTTGGACGCGGAAACCGTAAAGGTGATACAGGACGCGTTGGAATTCGGGATATCGCAGGGCGATTCAATAAAGGAAATTGCCGCGAAGATTGACGACGTTTACCAGCTTGCCAACGAAAACAGGGCGGAACTGATTGCGAGAACTGAAACGCTGTCGGCGTCTAATGCCGGGGCATTGGAAGGCATGGAACAGGCAGGGGCCGAAGGCAAGAGGTGGCTGGCGGCACCAAAAACGAAGTTCAGCCGAGAAGCGCATTTAAAAATGGATGGAGAGATGGTTCCCGTGGGCGAAGAATTCATTCTGGACACGGGCGCACACATGGATGCGCCGGGAGATCCGCAGGGCGGGCCTGAGGAAATTTGCAATTGCCGCTGTACGATCCGCTCCGTGCGGCGATTGGCGGATGAGCGATGAACCGATTTAAGGCTTGGCTCGCGGACAAGGCATTCGTTTGGTTAAGCCAAAACCAACCAGAACGGATGAAGTCAGTTATCCAAAAGCATGTGGAAGAGATTGTGCCGAAGGTGGCAATGCACTCAACGATGGCTTATCTCGACAAACAGAAGCTATTGCATTGCGCGGCCTGTCCACAGCGGTACGGATTGCATCACGTGTTAGTTAACGAACGCGAAGTTTACCTCTGCGACCGCCATTATTCGCACTGGCAGAGCCAACAAATGGCAGAGGCACATTAAAAATGAGGAGGAACAGTTATGAGAAGCACTGATAAAAACGGCCTCAAAGTCGCCTTTGCCAAGGGGATCGACGAAGAGAAAAAGACGGTCACGGCGTATGTCTCGACGTATGAATGGGATCGAACGGATGAACGGTTCGCCAAAGGCGCATGGCGGATGGATAACTTCAAACGCAACCCCGTCGTGATGGCGTTTCACGATTACAACCGGCCTCCTATCGGGAAGGCGATTCACATTGAAGAGGACGACAAGGGATTGCTCGCGACAACCCAATTTGCCGATACCACAGACGGCGAGATGATGTTCAAGCTGTTTAAAGGCGGTTTCCTGTCTGCTTTTTCGGTGGGCTTTGCCCCTCGGAAGTGGATCATGGAGCCGATTGATGCTGAGCGCAAGGGCATCACCTATCAGGAAGCGGAACTGTTGGAGTATTCAGCAGTTGGCATCCCTGCCAATCCGGGCGCAATCATTGGACGAGACATTGGGGAGATCGCCAAAAAGATGCTTCCCGCCTCGGTCACCGAGATTCAGGTTGGCGACGAAATGAAATTCCTCGTCATGCCAGAACTGAAACCCGCCACCGAGACCGAGCCGAACTTCGAAGAAAGCCTGAAATCCATTGTGGCGTTGGCGAAAGATGCCAAACGGAATCGGTTGCCGGGTAACCAGCTATCGCTTCTCAAAACGGCGCATGGGTTATTCAACGAAATCATTACCGAACAGGACGATCCTGGCGTTGATTCTGGGCTGATTGTATCGCTCACGGAGTCCGTAAAAAGCATGGCGGATTTGATTATGGCGCAGTATTCAGATGAAGTCACACGCGCACGCGTCAAGCAGATCGTGCGGGAAATTTCGAAGTATTGAACACCAATTTCGGGAAGATCCTCGCGCAGTGACAGGGAACTAACGAGCCCCGCTGCTTCCGAAACACGAGGATAGAAATGGCTAATGCAACGCAGGAAGAAGTTCAGGCCCTTTGTCAGCAGGTAAAAGAACTGAAGGAATTGGCCGCGAAGGGTGCGGCGGAACACGAGAATACAACGAAGCAGATCTTGGCCGATGTTTTGAAATCCCATCCGGGATTCAATCCGCCGGAGCGTAAGATCCAATTCGAGACGGGCATTAACCTCACGGCGAAATCCGTTGAAGAGGCTTTGCCGGCGGAATTGCAGCAAAAGGCCGACGACATTTTCATTCTGTCGAACATGCTGAAAAGACACCCGACACAGCTCAAATCGTGGACGGGCTTTAAATCGCGCATGGGCGAATTCAAAAAGGCACTCGATACCGCGACCAGCGGCGGGGCGTCTGAATGGGTTCCGACGGACTTCTCATCGAACATGTACGAACTGGTTCGCTTGGAAACCAAGGTTTGGTCGCTCTTTGATCAAATCACGATGCCCACGAATCCGTACAAATTGCCTATTCAGGTTGGACGTCTCAACACGTTCAAACACCCTGAACAGACAGCCGACACCGGCCAGACAAACATCCCTGTGTCTGACGGCAACGACCTGTCCGGAAACATCACCCTCACCGCGGTCGGTCATGCGGCGTACGTGATCATCTCCAAGGACTTGGAAGAGGACGCCATCATTCCCATGCTTCCGTGGCTCCGATCCGAGATTGTGAAATCGCTGGCCGAAGGCCGCGAAGATGCAATCCTGAACGGCGACATTGTTTCTAGTACGCACGAAGACTCTGACACGACCTCCGCGACCTCGCGCCGGAAACTGTGGACGGGCTTACGCGCACTGGCGCATGACAATACCCTCACCGCAGACCTCGGTTCGCTATCCCTGACCACGATTCGTGGCGGGCGCGCATTGATGGGCCGATACGGCATTAAGCCGTCGGATGTGGTGTGGATCGTCGGTATGGCTGGATTCATGCAGATGGTGAACATCCCTGAACTCACAACCGTAGACAAATACGGCACAAGCGCGACCATCCTTTCTGGCGAATTGGCCAAATTGGACGGTTCCCCTGTGATCGTGAGCGAATGGGTGCGCGAAGACCTGAACGCCTCTGGGGTTTATGCTTCCGCCAGCACAAAGACCGTAGCGTATTTAGTGAACCGTAAAGGGTTTGTGACCGGCGTGCGCCGTGAGGCGAACGTGCAACTTCTCGTTGAAAAATACGCGGAATTCGATCAGGACGCCTTGAAAGTGCGCGAACGCGTGACGTTTGCTCCTGTGTATGCGCTCAGCGCCAACAAGACGCTCATGCTCGGACAAAACATTAGCACGACGTTAGGAGAATAAATAGATCACCGGGGTGGGCTCCGTTGGTTCGCGAGGCCCGCGTCCCATCCCGGCTTCTTTTGACAGTAACAAGTCGCGACGAGGAAAGGAGCCAAAAATGAAAGTGAAGTTTTTGGGAATCACGCAGTCGAGGTACAGAACGACAACCAAAACGAATCCCATCCGCATTTTGGATGTGGGGGCAGGGGCGGTAGTGGATTTACCTGACGCAATGGTGGCGAAATTACAGCGGGACTACCCCAAAGATTGGCATGTGATAGGCGGAAGCGAATCGGTTGAAACGGAATCCCGCGAACCCGTTGGAGCCGTCGCAGTAGAGGACGAACTAACCAAAGGAGACGAATCACCATGGACACGAAAAAAATCCGGGAAGCGATAAACGAACAATCCACATCACCAATGGATCACGGCGGCGAACCACGCAAGGACGATACCGGATGGCCGGAAGGCCCCGACGGCGTACGTCGACCACGAATGACGCAGGACCATCGTGAAGACCCTGAGCCGATGCGGAATGAAGATCAGGCGGCGAAGCAAGTTGCAGGCGAATTGCCTCTCCCACCGGAGGAACTAGAAGAAGTTGAAGAGGAGGATGAACATGGCAAAAAAACAAAAGTTAAGCGCAAAAAATCCAAAGCTAAGTAAACGAACCATGTCCACCAGTAAACGCTACGGTGGAAAAGTGGTCACGGATAAAAAGGTACGCGGCCTTGCCGGTCGTGAACCTTTCGTGAAACCCGGACGAATCGCCAAACAAAAGGGCTGACCCAATGCCAAACGGTACTGTTGACACCACGATTGCGCTTATCACCTTGACTGACGCGAAAGTGTTTCTCAAGGTTGCGTCGGCCACTACGTCCGAGGACGCCATCATTGCTGATTTGATCAATGGCTCCTCGGTGTGGATCAACAACTACTGTGACCGTACATTCATCAATGCGGCCGAATTGACCGAATATTACGACGGTGACGGTGGCGATAGCCTATACCTTCGCCAGTGGCCGGTTGTTTCGATCACTTCCCTTTATCAGGACTTTACGCGCGCGTGGACGTCGGATTACGCCATTGATGTGACGGCGAACGTTCAGATAGACAGCGTTTCAGGGATTCTTACGTTATGGAACAACGAAAGCGTGTTTTCGCGTGGTTCCGGCAACGTGCGGGCCATTTATCGCGCCGGGTACAACCATAATTCAAATGTTCCCTACGATTTGCAGTTTGCGTGCCGAAAACTCGTCGCGTGGAAATACTTTCAGGATTACAGCCAAAGGCGGTACGGCGTCAGTTCCGAGTCGCAGGGCGACCGTACCGTGAACTACACAAACGATCCACTCCTGCCGGACGTGAAACAGATTCTCGACCGTTATCGTCGGATCTCGATATGAGCCTCAGGATCAAAATTGAAGGGTTAAATCAATTGGGTAAAGCCGGGAACATGGCTATCGCCCAAAAAGAAAAGCTCCGTTTTGCGATTCGAACTGAGTTGGTCTGGTTTGGGGAAAACAGCGTAGGGACATCCCGCAAACGGTTTCTATCTGGCCGTCCGGGCCTTAACGTCGTGACCGGGCGGTTGCGGAGTTCGATCAATTATGCCGTGCGTAATGTGGATAAAGGCTTTTCTCTGGACGTGGGAACGAACGTTTCATATGCCGCCGTGCATGAATTCGGGGATCGCAAAGGGTTTATTCGTCCGCGCCCATTTTTGCGGCCCGCCGTGGAAGAGGAATACGGGAAGTTCACGGAAGAAATCGACCGGATCTTAAGCGAATTTGCGGAGAGTGGCCTTGGCAAGTAAACGTCAGGAAATTCTGGATTGGATGGTCCATGCGTCCGGGCCACTGAAACAAATCACCGTAGGCAACGACTACATTAACACGGTGGTATTGGTTCAACGCGGGCAGAGGGACGTTGCGGATTTAACCGATGCGGATTTCCCGTTTTTGTTTTTGTCTTCAACGGACGAAACGCGCGAAAAGATTACAAGCAATCAGTTTAACGCGGAGTTGGTTGTGTTGATTATCGGCGGGATCAAAAGCACGACGGGCGTTAGTGGAGCGCAGGGGATTCTGGACACGTTGATAGCAGACGTGACCAAGGCTCTTATGACCGATCCCAAGCAGGGAAACCGCGCCTACTACACCAACATCGGGCGCATCCGTACAGACCCCGGCGACATCGAAGCGCACGCGCTTTGTTTTATTGAAGTGACGTTCAAATACACCACGGAGGGAATCATCCCATGATGCCTGACAATAGGATTAAGAACAAAGAAATGCAGGCCGATGACGGAGAAGAGCGCGGGCGCGGGAATCTTGTGTGCGTCCGGGAGTGTGAAATCCTCGGCGTCGGATATTTCAAGACCGGCCAGCCCGTCACCCATAACGATCACTACATACTCTTGAAGGATCATCCTTTCTTCACGAGTCAATCTCAGGAGGTTAAATAACCATGCCACTTTCATCTGTTGAACAAACCCAGTTCGGACTCAAAAAAGAAGGGACGCGCGGGACGGCGGAAACAACCGCCACTCGGTGGTATCCCATCTCGAAAGATTCGCAGATGGATTACTCCCTTGCGCTATTGCAGGACGAGGCTCTGCGCGGCGTACCGGAAGAATTCCCGCCAAACGCCGGAACCAAAGGCGGCACTGGCAAAATCAAAATGCCGTTGGATGCACAGGCGTGCGGGGAAATGTTCTATTCGCTACTGGGTGGGCTGACATCGGCTCAGCAAGCCGCGACAAGTGCCTATAAACACACGATTCTCAAAGGAAGTGGTATCCAGCGCGTGGGGTACACGTTCTTTATGGATCGTGGCTTATCAATCAAAAAATACAACCTGACGACCGTCAAGAAATTAACGATCAATTGTCCAACCGATCAGATTGCAACGCTCGAAGCCGAAGTGCTGTTTAAGTCGGAAGCCACAGGATTAATCGGCACTCCCGCGTTTCCCGTTAACAAGTATCTGGGATTCAATCATGTGGACGTGAAGATTGCAGGTACTTCCAACACCGACGTAAAAGAGTTGACCTTAAACATCGATAACAGCGCGTCCGTTCACCGAACACTGAACCTATCGCAAGACGTAGCTGACATTCTAGTCAAGGGTAAACTGATGATCGACGGGAACTTCACTGTCTTTTTTCAGGACGAGACGGAGCGCGACAAGTTCCTTGCCAATACGTCGAGTACGTTGCGCGTGTTAGCGGTGGGCGGTCTGATTGCCTCCACCTACTACCACACCGTCGATATCAACCTGTACAAAATCCACTACAAGGCGTTTCCGTTTGGGGAATCAGATGGATTGCTCGCAGCCAAAGCGGAATTCGTTGGGGTGTACGACTCGACCGCAACCAAGGCAATTCAGGTTGATATTACCAACACGGAAACGACGTACTAAGCCATGACAGACCTCTTTAAAGAGGTCCTACGGATTGACGAAAGTATAGAAGCGCGTCGCGATTTAGACGCACAAATCCGTCAAGGGGATCAGCGCGCCGTAATGACGTTTGTTTTATTTGCGGTCTGGCGGCAAATCAAACAGGATCGAACAATCCCTACAAAACAGAAACCGCGATTGTTTAGAACCATTGCCAATTCCATTGACCTCAATGTGGCTTTCGAATCAAATGAATACGTGATGGAGGGCGCGCGTGGCTGAAAAGAACCTATCGGTAAACGTTCGCGTCAACACCGACACCGGGCAGCTTGAAGTCCTGGGAGCCAAACTCAAAGAAGCGGGCGAAGCCGGTAAAAAAACGGGTGGGATGTTTTCGTCGTTGGGAGGGGAAACCGGAAAACTCTTTTCGGCTTTCTTGCCTTTTGCCACGGCGGGCGGCATTGTTACCTTCTTTGCCAGTGCGGTTAAAGGTGCGTCCGAAGAAGCTGAGGCATTAAAGCGGGTTGGTTTTGCGTTGGAGGCTTCCGGCGTCAGTTGGAAAGCCAACGAATCAAAGGTGCTTGCGTGGGGCGCGGCCATCCAGCAAACCACCCGGTTTTCAGACAACGAAGCGTATGAAGCAGTCGGTAAACTCGCCAGAATCACAGGCGATTTAAGCCAAGCTCAGACCGCTTCACAGGTGGCAATGGGCCTGTCTATCACCTCAGGACAATCTCTCTCTCAGACAACAGAACTCCTCAGCAACCTTCTTGCCGGTAATGAACGCGCCGTTAAACAGGCCCGTGACGAGTACGGCCAATTCGTCGGCAATGCCAAAACTGCTCAAGAAGTATTGACGGCGTTGGGTAGTTCGATGGCGACCGTGGCTCAGCAGGAAGAAGGATTTGCCAAAAGCTCTGCGCAATTGAAAAACGCGGCGGGTGAACTGGCGGATAAAGTTGGGGCCGCGCTTATCCCGTCTTTGACGGTAATGGTGGATTGGCTTAAAACAGGTTTTGATTGGTTTGAAAAACTAGCTCTGGCTGTGGCCGCTAACGCCGCCGTGGTTGTGACATCGGTTCAATATGCGCTGGAACAGGTTCGCAATGCGGTTAGCGGAAACTTCGATGAGATGGGCCAGCGTCATTCCGAATACATGGCCTCCACGAAAGCCATTTTGGAAGGGTCTGTGGAGGCGTACAAAGAAATTGAAAACAGGAAAGTGTCTGCGGTTAAAGCAACATCCGATAAAACCGTTGCTTTGGTTGCGAGCAAAAACGCACAGGTACTGCTGGAAGAAGCAAAAGCAGCGGCAAAAGCCATTGAGGACGCTAAAAAAGCCAAAGAAGTTGAACAAAAAGTTATTTTAGAACTTGAAAACGAGATGACGAAGAAGATGTTGGCTCTCGGTAAATCCAATCTTAAGCAAAAACAGGGTCAGCTCGATTTAGAGTTAAAGATTGAGCGCGAAAAAATCATCCAATCCGTCAACGACAAGGCGAAAGAAAAGGAATTACTAGACAAACTCAACGTCTGGGGTATCAACCGCCACAAGGAGTTACTCGACGTTGAAATGAAGGATAAGCGCGACGGCGCGTTTAAAACCGCTGAAGTTGCCCTGCAAACGTTCAACACCCTTAATGAAATGGGCGATAAGTCGTCCAAGGCGCAAGCCGCTCGCGCCAAAACGATATTGGCTCTTGAACAGGCAATTGCCATTGCCCGCGTATGGGCCGCCTCGGCGTCATTTGGGCCGTTTGGTGTAGCCCTTGCCGTTGCTCAGACCGCGCTTTATGTGGCGCAATTCGCCGCGCAGTCGAAAGCCATTGACCGTGCGCAACAAGCTGCCGCTGAGAATAAGGTGAATACCCGTCTTGTCACGCCGTTGCCTGGCGGTTCACGGCTTGAAGATACGTTTAGTAATTCGGCTATCGGATCAATCCGAACCGGTGGCATATTCGAAAGTGGCGCATTAGACACTGGTTTTTCTGAGGCAGGTTCAAGTTTTAGCAATACAGGAACAATCCCATCCAGCGGTGGGGGAGGCGGCGGGGGTGGCGGCGGTGTAATGGTGAACGTTAACATCCCCCAAATCATTATTAACGTGGGTGTGGACACATTGGAAGTCGCAGACCGGCGCAAGATTTTGCAGGCGTTGGGTGATGAACTGCGCAGTGAAACCGTGGAGTCGATTCGTTTTGCCGTGACCTCCGCCAACGTCGCCAACCGCAATTCGCAGGTGGCTGTGTAATGGCTGAACCGCGCATCTACACCAAAAATTACGTAAACGCCGAAAGCCTTTACACCGTCTCGCACGGCGGTTCTTCTATCGGAAACATTTACGACCGCGATAAGGTCAGTCAGTGGTCGAGTATCAGCGCGACCGGAACGACCGCGACTATCGACATTCATTTTTACGAAGGCACGATTGAGGCATACCGAATCATCGATACGCTCATGCTCATCAACCACAACCTGAGCGCGTTTAATCTCTATTACTACGACGAAGCGACTTCCGCGTTTATTCTCTGGCAGGCATTTACCGCGATTACCGGAACCAACTATATCGCCACCATCACTTCACGCACCACCCGCAAAATCCGTTTGGAAATGACGCTTACGGAACCGGCTGGCCTGGAAAAGAAAATCGGCGAACTAATCCTTTGCAAACTGCAACTCGACCTCGGAAAAGACTTGGACGCTTACGATGTGACGTTTCGCCAGCGCGCGAAGCAGATCACGTTGGGCGACGGTTCTTTACACCAAGTTCTGATCTATTGGGCCGCCAACCGCACCCAGAAATACGAAGCTCGAATCCGCCTTAACATGATTGCCACCGCATTAGCCGCCAGCTTGTTGGCTATTAAGGAAACCGGCATCCCATTTCTATGGTATCCCGAAAGCGAAAACAGGCCGGACGAAATCTGGTTTGTGCATTGGACAAACACATGGAAATACAAATATCACAGCCCGTATAAAGGCGTCGGCGTTGATCTTGAATTTGAATTGAAGGAAGTATGAAAACTGTTACCGCGCCATTCATTAATGCGTTAACACGACCGGATGTGGCGATTAAACGCGAAGTCTATTACAAGAAACGTTATTGGCAGGAATCCACCAAAACCTACATCTGGGAAGCGACATGGACGCTGTTGCCGATTACTTCTTCCGTTACGATTTCATCGGTCAATTGGCAATTGGATACAGAAAATTTGAGTGAGTTTAAAGTAGCCAACGTTACGCTGGTTGTTAAAAACGCAGTGAACGAATGGAAAGCAGATAACCTGTATGGATTTTTCCGACCGGACGCGACGGCCCCATTGGGCTACGAATCCTACTGGATGAAATTTCAAATCCGGGTAGGCGTAGATTACCGCGACCAGACGAATGAACTGGTGACGATTTTTACGGGACTGGCAACCGAATACAACACGGACGTGCGCGGCGGAACCATGCAGATTACCGTGAACGGATTGGAACAATTGTTGATCAATTCGGACGCGGAGCGTGTATCGACGCTCGTCACGGAAGAAAATGCCGGGACTGGAAACGGTGCAACCGTCGACTTTACAACCGTGAATACGGGCGTCGGACTGATTACGCTGGTGTCGTCTGGCGGGGTGAGTGTGCGGCCCGGCACAGACTACACCGTTTCACAGACAAACAGCACCGCGCTGGGCGCAAAAATTACGTTCATCAACGCGCCTGCGAACGGAAAAGTAATCCGCATTTCGTATCGCTATTGGAAAGTCACACAGAAATTCGAGGATCTGGTGGGGTATTTGCTGGATGAAGTGGGCGTGACCTCTTTGACCCGAACCGTCGATCCAGTCATTTTTCCAAGCCGCATTACAAACACGCATCTGTTTTCTACGCAGACGCTGTTTAATGCCGGAACCAAAACAGCCATTGACACCACGACACTGGTGGATTCTTTAAAAGTGGATTTTAGCGACTCCGCGCTGGCGCGTGCAGCTACGACATGGCACACCGGAATCGACGGATGGACGCATTACGGCGATACACAGGGAACGTCACGCGTAGACGATACAGCCGCCGAATGGAACGCGGGCACGCTTAGCAATATTGTGGTAACCGGAAACACGCTAAAGACCGATTTCGCTGACCCGGATTGTCGCGCGGCTACCACGTACCACTCTTCGCTATCCGGCTGGACTCAGGCGCATGCCGACTGGATTTCATTCCCGTCTACAGGGGTGTGGAGCGACAGCGGCAGCCAGGTCAAGTTTGAATCTAGCGGAGCCAATGCCACACAGGGATCACTCTACCGTACCCAAACAAATGAGTCCGGTATTTGGGAGTGGACGCACAGTGGAAACAGCGCATTTGGCCATACCTACGGATTCTTTGTTGGAGGAGTGGCGTCTTGGACACCTGGCAGCCCTTACTCCGGAAGCGTGCATGTTCCTCAAAGCGGGTACGGCTTACAGATTTCATCCAGTAATCTTGGGCCTGTTAAGCTGGTGAAATTCGGAACGACCGCTACGATAACCACCAACCAAACTGTTCTTGCCTCTTATGTCATCGACACGCGCAACACGTTCACTATCAAAGTCGTCCGGTATCCGACTGGCCGCATGATTGTGTATTTCGACGGCGTAGCAATTATCGATTACACCGACACGACCTACACTGTGAGCAACTATTTTACGGTGTATTACACGTCTGACGGAACCGGCAATCCACTGAATCTTGGGCTGGGCACGCTTTATTTCCCGTCAACTTCCGTTGATTGCCAGTGGGACAGCCCGACCCTAGACCTTGTGACTATTCCCGTTGCGTGGAACCCATTTGCGTCTGTCAATACACCGAGCGGCGTCACGTTCGCCTTTCATACGCGGGGGAGTCCGAACAATTCCACATGGGACGCGTGGGTAGCCGTGAGCGGAACCACTATCGGATCAACCCTGCGTCGTTACGTGCAGTGGCGGGTGGCGTGGACGACCAGCATGAGCGGAAATCAAGATCCCGTCATTACGTCCATAACGGTCGGCGGGGGGCTGGTGAGTACGTGGAGTACGACCAGTTCCAAGCTCTTTTATAACCCCACGAGTCCCGCGTCCAAAGGGTGGGCGTACAGGGCCAGCTTTAAAGGATCGGGTCGATGGGACATGTCCTATAAGGAAGTCTCTGCCTCCACGGAAGTGACCAATTTCTACATGCACTTTATGTTTCAGTCGGTCGGAACCATCGGCGTCAACAATTTCTATAACGGGTACTCCGTCAAAGTGGTATTAAATGGAACCGACGCGCAACTAAAGCTGATTCGCAACGACTCAGCAACCATTGGCGTAGAAACAGAAATTGGAAGCGCGGGCATCACGCGTGATACCGCAGTTCACCCTATCCGCGTGGATCGTTACCCTAACGGGCGCATTGTCGTGTTTTGGGATAACCTCCAAAAAATTGATGTGATCGACACGACATATACGACCGGTAACTATTTTGGTCTGCGCGTGGATTCTTCTTTGTTTCAAAACTGGGATTTCGGGGCCGGACAAGCCATCTTTATTCCTACCGACTCTATTACCTCGACATGGGTCACGGCAACCATTGACGAAGGCGCAACGCCAGATGCATGGAGCCCGATCACCTACGTGCAGGATTTAGGGGCGGGCGGGTCAACCCATTACTACACGCGCACGAGCGCGAACGGTAGCACGTGGGACGCTTGGGTTTCGGTTCCAGCGAACCTACAAATCGCGTCCACTCTGCGCCGGTACATTCAACTGCGCGTAGACTTAATTAGCGCGACGACTTCTAATAACGATCCTATCGTAAATGAAATCTCTTCGGGATCTATCACGTCCAGCACACGAATCACGCTGGCAAACTTCACCGGCAAAACGGTGTATCAGGCGATTCAGGAACTGGCGAAATTTGCCAATTACGAGTGGGGTTTTAAACCGGATGAAACGTTTTTTTTCCGCAGTAAATTCGTGTCTATCACGCCGGTCTTGACGCTGGATCAGGCGAATTTCCTGATGATGGTTCAGTCGGTCAACAACGGATTCGGGCGGGTGTATTCTACAGTGCGCGCTATATACGGAAGTTTTCAAACGGATGTGTCGGATGACGCGAAGCATTATCAAGACCCTACGGCACGTTTCAGCCGTCAACGGTTACAGGTGGAAGGCGGCAATCTGCTTATTTCAGCGGATGCCGACGTGGCCTCTGGCGTGGCCGGGGCCTTTTTCAGCTACTACAAAAAGCCGCGTCGGACGTTTAAAGTGCAATCTAAGTTTTTGCCGCAACTGGATTTGTCGGATACGGTTCAAGTGTCATTCCGCGATAACTACCCGTCGAAACTATGGTTTTTGGGTGATACGAATGTGTACTTAGGCCAGACGGACATCAACCTGTACGGTTCACCGGAACAGGTCATTAACGATACGTTGTGCAAAGTGATCGGCATGCGGATTGACACCGAACAATGCACAACCGAATTCGACTTTGAGGAGATCATTTTATGAGCGTGGGCGTACCGATTAGGCTTGCCAATGGCGTTGGAAATCTACCGGATGCTTCAAAATGGATGGACAACTACGATTATTTGACCGCGCTTGTTAACGGCCAGTTCATCAAGAATGGTGGTTTGGAACTTTGGACTGCCGCGACTAGCTTTACCAACCCCGCGCACGCGGCAACGGTTGCGGATAACTGGACGGTTTTGAAGACCGGGACATTGGGCGCGACCGTCGATGTTTCACGTGAAGCAAGTATTCTCGACTCCGGCACGTATTCGATGAAAATCAATATCACCGGGGCGGGATCGGCGAATTCCATCTGGGATATTCACCAGTCGATCTTGAATCCGACGGCGTTTGCTTCCGAGACGGTTGTGTTGGGCGTTAAGTTGCGGGCATCGACTGCCAATAAAGCCCGGTGCAAAGTCTACGACGGAACTACGGCGGCTTACAGCACCTATCACACAGGCAATTCATCCTTCCAATTATTAACTGCGTTGTTACCCGTGGCCGCTGTGCCAACGGAATTGACGGCGACGATTGAAATTAACCCGTCGGATTTTACGGGCGCGGTGTATGTGGACTCTGTTTTTCTGTACGTCGTGCCTTCGCAAATCAGCACGACGGCGCGGGCGGCGTTGGCTTACACGCCGTTGGCGGCAGGGTTCTTGCCGCTTTCAGGCGGGGCGATAACGGGCAATATTGCCATGGGTACGAACAAAGTCACGGGACTTGGAGCGGCAACGGCCAACGGCGACGCATTGCGGTATGAACAATTAATAGGACTTTATCTGGCGTTGGCTGGCGGGACGATGTCTGGAAACATTGCCATGGGTACGAACAAAGTCACGGGACTTGCTGCCGCTAGTGCTAATGGAGAGGCTGTTAGATATGAACAGGCATTACGAGTCACCGGTGGAACGTTAACTGGAAATATTGCGTTTAGCCCTAGCACTGCGGGGGTAACAGGAACTACGACAAACGATAGTGTTGCTGCCGGCACAGTCGGAGAATACATCGAATCTTTAAGCTCTGCTAACGTCAACTCTGCTGCAGACGTGACATTTGATGACCTTATTTCAATCTCCTTAACGGCGGGTGATTGGGACGTTAGCGCATTTGTAGGGTGGGAAAATAACGGTGCTACATGGAATAGGTACGAAATTGGAATCTCCGCGACATCGGGTAACAGTTCGACTGGATTAGTTCAGGGACAAACTTGGTCAATCAATCTATTTGGTTCCACTTCATCCACAATGTCAGTCAATCCAGTTATTCCTCAATTCAGAATTTCGCTTTCAGGAACAACTACATACTACTTAAAGAGACGTGCAGGCTTTTCTGCTGGCACACCACGAACGACTGGTGCGCGTCTTTGTGCAAGGAGAGTGCGTTAAAAGAAAAAAAGAAAATGATGAGCCTGAAACGATCACGAAAAAATGGGAGGTGAATTTATGATGGATAACTTAAATGTCGTAACAAAACTCGAAGAGCTAATACAAAAGAATGAATTTTTGATTCAGCAACGGAAAAATCTCACGATGCAATTGGAATGCGTCAAGAACCAGATTTTGCACACGATGGGATCTTTAGCCGCGCTCCAAATGGTAGTCGCGCAAGAATACACAGCAAAATCAGAAATCACACAAGGAGAAAAAAAATGAAACTGAAAGCACTTGCCGTACTCGTCGGACTGTTAGGACTCGGAGCGGTGGCAATGGCATCCGTTGTTAGCGTTTCGTCTAGCACGGTGACCACCATTGTTTCTGGAAATTCAGGTAGGAAACATCTGGTTCTTTTCAACGATTCGACGGGGTTGTTGTATGTCAGCCCAACCACGTCGTCGGCCACGGTGAACGCAGGGATGATCGTGTTATCTTCGACGACTTATCGTCTCGATGATTTCAATGGAACCTTGTATGGGCTGGCCCCGGCTGGTTCTTCGAACATCAACGTTCGGTATCAATCGATCAGTCGCTAATCAGGTTCTTCGTGAACCTCGCGACCGATGGAGAACCGACGCTCGGATGACGAACCACGCAGAGAAGAAGATCGTCGATGGTTGAAAATGCAAGAGGAAGTGATGAACATTATCACGACTCAGCGCACCAACCAGACGTTTCTGGCTGGCTTGGAAACGCAGGTGGGAAAGTTAGCCGATCACGTGGAGGAAGTGGACGACCATTTGCGCGGTGTGGCAGGGGAATCGCTGGACACGCGCACAGTCATTCTCGAAAGGGAAGGCAAAGCCCATTGGAACGAGTTAAGGGCGCATGGGAATCTACTGCGTCAAATATCTTCACAGGTCGCGGAAATCAAGGATGAACTTTCTGGATTCAAAATCCAAAAGGGAATCGCAGAAGGAACTGAACACGTCCACGAGAAAAACAAGGGCGAGAAACGTGAGTGGTACAAGACGTTTTGGCTCCCGATCATTCTGGCCGCGTTGGGCGCGGCGGGGTGGTTTGGCCAATACGTAGTGACGAATAGGGAAGAGGTGCGCGGGTGGTTTGAACGTGAACGCCTCGACCCTGTAAAAATGCGGGCGCAGATCGAAAAGGATAAACGGGGGCCTCGTGGAAAAGCAGTCAAAAAAAAGCTTAAAGAAATTGAGCGGGAAGCAAGCGGAGAATGAGCCCGTTTATGGAGAGGTGGTTACGCTTCCGCGTAACTTTCAGATTCAAGGCGACGGGCGAAAAGACGATGGCGCGGATCAAGGGCTTGTGGGGTGGGAAAACAATGCCGGAAAAGTGGAAATGGTTTAAGGATATAGAAGTCGAACGATTAGACGAGCGGCTGGTGCAGAAACTGGAAGCCGCGCGCATAATCCTTGGCAAACCGATCGTAATTACAAGCGGTTGGCGAGACCCTAAGAAAAACAAAAGCGCGGGTGGTGTTAACAATTCGGCGCACGAGCGCGGGCTAGCGGTCGATGTGCGCACGCGAACAAAAGAATATCAGAACAAACTGGTGAAAGCCTTTCGACAGGTTGGTTTTATTCGAATCGGGGTTTACGACAAGCATGTACACGCGGATATTGACGCTTCAAAACCACAGGTCGCGTGGGCCGGTGGACAATCACACGCATAGGGGGCTCAAATGAAAAAATTCTGGAACAAGGTAAAAGTCGTATGGGCGGGGCGAAAAGTGGCGGGAAGTCTCCTCAGTATTAAAAGCAAATGGAAGGAACCGACATTTTGGGCGACGTTACTGGCGAACGGGTTAACCGCGCTGGCGTCGGCAAAAGGGATGATCCCACCGGAATACGCGAAGGTTGCCATCTGGGCGAACGCGATTTTGAGCGTGGTCTATACCAACGTGCGGTCTTTGGCAAAGGCTCAGTCGGAAGGCATGAAACCGTATCGAACGTCCTCAGAAATCATCATGGGATTACTTACGATGGCTAATGGAATATTCATTAACGCGCAGGCGGGCGGGGAAAGCGCGGAGTGGTTAGCTCCGGCCATTATGATGACGGGTGGATCAATGGTTGCCAGCCGGGATACCGTCAACAAAGAACCGGAAGAGGTTAAAGCTGAATTAAAGGGTGAAACAGCGGAGCCCAGAAAACCCGCGTAATGTGCTAGACTTTTCATGAGTCAGAAATTGAGCCTTCCGACTCTAGTTGTTTCACCAGCCCGACGTAATGCTCACTACATTACGCCGGGCCTTTTTTGTTGCATATAGGCATCTTTTTAGATATACTGCCAGACATGGGGATTGACACTAAAGGGGCAAATACTTTGCCGCCCGGACAACCCTACTTCCGCTTTGGAAGTGATCCCCTGTCCGGGCTTTTTTTAGGTGAACAACAAAATAAACAGGAGGCTCGCGACCCATGCAAACTGCAACTGCCGCACCCGAACCCAACGATGAAAGGGAAAATATGGACGATAAAAAAGAAGTGATTTCGTTTAAACCTTCACCTGCCGCGCCGAAGTTTTTCTCCCTTGTTCCAAAAGACCTTGGCGAAGCATTGAAGTTGGCAGAAATGATGGCCGCCAGCGACCTTGTGCCTAAGGACTATAAAGGGAAACCCGGAAACTGCCTGATCGGTATGCAGTTCGGCGCGGAACTAGGATTGCCGCCGATGCAGGCTGTCCAGAACATTGCGGTGATCAATGGAAAGCCGGGACTCTACGGCGATATTGGCAAGGGGTTATTATTGGGAAGAGGATTCAAAATTGAAGAAAGAGACACCGCCGAAACGAAAGCCAAAAGCGCGGCGTGGTGCAGGATCACGCGGCCCGATGGTCAGGTAACGGAACGTACTTTCACCATTGACGATGCGAAAACCGCAGGACTCTGGGGAAAGCAAGGGCCATGGACAACCAACCCGCATCGGCAGATGGCATGGCGGGCGTTCTGGTTTGCGGCGCGTGACATTGCCTCGGACGTATTAAAGGGGCTTGGCGGCGTGGAAGAGTTGCAGGATTACAAAATGAACGCGGTGGAGACTTCGGCGTTTGAAGCACCGACGCGATTGAGTGAAACCAAAGCGGCTCCCGAAGAAACGAAAGAACCAACGCCGGAAACTCCAGTGGTAGATGAACCCGTGATTGACGCGATTCAGCGCAAAATGTTGGTGGACGAAGTGACGAAAGCGAAGTGCATGGAAGAATTGAAAATCCATCTGCGGGACACGTACGGCATCAAAGACGAAAAGACTCCGACGGCGCATATCCCTCGGAAGTTTTTCGCGGAGATTGTCACGTGGGTACAGAACCCAAATCGAAATCAGGAAGATATTCCCTTTGGGGACTAACGCAGTACTGGCTGACCCGCGTTACGGTGTATTCCGATTCGATAAGGCGAAGCACGAATACTGGTTGGGTGACCTGCTATTGCCGGGCCTGACCGGACTTTTAAAGTCAACGGGATTTATCGACACAACGTGGTTTAAGCCAGAGCATACGGCACGGGGAACGTGGGTGCATGAAGTGACGCATCAACTGGACGAGAACGATCTCGACTGGAACCAAGTACCCGACGACATGATGAACTGGCTGGCGGGGTGGGAAGGGTTTAAACGGGAGTTCAACTTCCGCATCACGCGCAGAGAAGTTCCGGGCTTTCACAAAACGCTTCTTTACGGGACAATTCCTGATGCCGAAGGGTTGACGGATCACCCGGACGGATTGTGGAAGGATCAGGAAACCATCGTTGAAATTAAAAGCGGGCGTGTTCCCTTTTGGGGCGACCTTCAAACAATGGGCCATAAGATGATGCGGGAAAGTTGGGACGGCCCGGCGGTAGTGGATCGAAAGCGTGTGGCGGTGAGGCTAACGAGTTGGGGCAGTTTTATGCCGAAGGTGTACACGGATGATGCGGTAGCGGCGGCGGTATTGCGTTCAGCCATCATCTGTTTCAGGTGGAAACAACAAAATGGAGGCTCGAAAAATGGCAACGGAAATGACCCTGCAACATGTGATTGAAGTATCAGCGGAGTTTGAAGTCGATGAATCGGCGGCGGTTAAACAGGCGCGGGCGTTGGCGAACGAGCCGAATAAAAGCATGGCGTGGTACAGCCTATGTTCTTCCTACCTCAAGACGTTAAAGACCGAAGAAAAAAGCATTAAAACAAACCTCGATCCACTTCGCGCCGAAGCGTACCGGCACTACTTGAACATCCGCGACCTGATGACGCGGCTGATTAAACCGCGCGTGGATTGTCACGCGATTGTTTCCAAACCGATGTGCGAATGGAAGAATGTCGAGGAAGCGCGGATTAGGGCGGAAGATCAAGCGCGTTTGGCGGCGGATGTGAAACGGGCCGATGATGAAAAGATGGTGGCGATAGAAACGTTGATAAAACAAGGAAATTCTATCCTCGCAAATGCGATTCTGGAAAGTGCCGGAGAAGCGAATACACCGGCACCGCAGGAGGTTAAAGTGGATGGGATTAAACACAAAAAGAAATGGGTGGCGCGTTGTGTAAACAAACGGGAATTTTTGCATGAAGTCATGGCAAAACCGGAATTGACGGACAGCGTAGAGGTTAATCTGAAATGGTTAAGCCAAAAGGCCACGGAACAGGAAGGCAATATGGTTGTGCCGGGGATTCTCTTTGAGTTGGAAGAGACGATATCAGCCAGTGGGTATAAAGTCCCGTGAGTGCCGAAGCACGTTGTCGATGAAACATACCGCGATGCAGAAAATCAGAGCGAGCCCCCCTTCTAAAGGGCGCAAGAAACGCCGCCATGCGTTGCACAAGCCGCAAAATATTTTGACTGAAATCCCACAAACGGAGCGCGTGAAACAAATGCTCTCCAGTTTGCGCGAACACGGCTGGACTATTCGGTTCAAAGTCGAAGCGGTCTCGCCCATGGGATTTCAGTATGCCGCGGACGGCCCGAGCGGCGACGAGGCTTTCTTAAAAGCTTTCGGCGTATGGAAGAAGGAATTGTCAAGTTTCGCTGCAAAGATCCCGGCTGTGGTTAAACAGATTCAGGACCAAGAAACTCCTCCGCTGTCCGAAATGGTGCGCGAAATGCTGGAGAAGTATGGGGAAACGCTTAATAAACCCGCCATTAAAGTTGATCCGCGGATCTACAGACGCATTTACATGAAGGCCTACCGCTACAGAAATGCCGCGGCGCAAGGTATCGCATGACCCCCAAAAAAAAGCAGCATCAAATTCCAGGCGAGAAGGATTCTTACCCCGACTGTGGAGGTTCCAGCGCACGTGATCGGGGAAACGTTTTACGTGAGCCATTTCAGCACGTGCCCGGACGCGAATAAATTCTCTGAGTCGCGAAAAACGAACGTGCAGGAGTCGTTGCCGCATTTCTCTGAACCGGCGGAATCAGAATGAGCTGGCTGGACGATGCGGATGAATTGGAGGCTAAACCCTGATTATCAATCGGAAATGGTTGGAACGTCATGATGCGTGCAGTGACGTCAAAAAATGGTTTCTTGCTCAGGGAATTACAGATCCAGTCGACGGACTGATAAACCTGATTGAGAACGACAAAATAGGCTTGGCAAATTGGCTTATTGTGCGTGTGATGACCAGACGGCAGTGTTTGTCCTATGCGATATTTTCAGCTGAGCAGGTGATACATATTTTTGAGGCAGAAAATCCAAAAGATCTACTGCCGCGCCAGGCTATTGAGGCTGCAAAGGCTGTATTGGCGAATGATACGGTGGCGACAAGAAGGGCCGCCTACGCAGCAGCCTACTCCTCAGCCGACGCCACAGCAACCGCAGCAGCCTACACCTCAGCCGCCGCCACAGCAGCCGCCGCCGCCTACTCCTCAGCCTACACCTCAGCCGCCGCCACAGCAACCGCCGCCGCCTACTCCTCAGCCTACACCTCAGCCGCCGCCACAGCAACCGCAGCAGCAGCCTACACCGACTACTACGCATCAGCCGACTACGCCGCCGCCTACGCCGCCGACGCCGCAGCCGCATACGCCTACGCCAACGCCGCCGACGCATCCGTCGCCGCCGATTACGCCGCCGCTTACCACCTCGTCGCCTACTCCGACGCCAAAGCCAACGCCGCCGCCGCCGACGCCAAAAAACAGATGCACCTTAAAATCCTGAACTATGGGGTGAGTTTATTGGAGGAGGAACCATGACTCCAAAAGAAGAAGCACTGAGAATCGCTGTGGATGCGTTACAGTGGTACTACGACGATGATTTGCGCTCAGTTGAACAGGAGATTTTAGAGTCCGCTGATTTAAGACCGGCAAAGGCGGCCTTGGAAAAGATTAGGTCTCCTAGGAAAGGCGTATAACACATGACTTTTACCGATGAAGATTTGAAGCGGTTGAAAGAAAATGCGACCAAGCGTGAAGGCATGCTGTCCACGGTATGCACGGTAGACGCAACCGAAGTTAAAGCTCTCCTCACCCGCTTGAAAGTCGCCGAGGTCTATATCGTCAATCACCATAAATATTGCCAGCCCCCGCCATGTGACGATTATGTTCGGTGGCGCAAGGCGATTGGGAAACAGTGAAACGTTTTCGTTAGACGTTAAAAAATCGGGAGGCTCGCGAAATGAAAAAGACAACACTGCTGTTGCTGTGCGGAGCGTTGGTTACTCCGGTACTCGCCACGACGCCAAAAGCAACGAAATCCGGTGAAGTGTTTTACGTTTACTCCGACAAAGGCGCACAGGGAAACCATTTCATCCCCTCGGGATGGATGGGCGACTACGGCGACTTGCGTATCGAAGATGGAAACACGATAGATCCTGCCGATGGAAAAACATCAATCAAATGGACGTATAGCGGCGCGGCCAAACAAGGCGCGAATTGGGCCGGTTGTTTCTGGCAAAACCCGGCCAATAATTGGGGCGATAAACTGGGTGGGTACGACCTGACAGGCTACAAAAGGCTCACGTTCTGGGCCAAGGGCCAGAAGGGCGGAGAGTCGATTGCTGAATTCAAAGTGGGCGGGATCACGGGCGAACACGGTGATACTGATTCGCAAAGCATCGGCCCGGTTGAACTGACAAAGGAATGGAAAAAGTACACCATCGACCTTGCAGATAAAAACCTTTCCAAAATCGTGGGTGGGTTTGCATGGTCAGCGTCGCGCGATAACAACCCGGATGGATTCGTTATCTTTTTAGACGAAATCCGTTTCGAGAAATAAGGGGCTTTCCTCCGTTGCCCACCCTCGGGCGACGGGGATAAGGCCCTGCGTATAGCAGAAAGTTTACCGGAGGACAAATGATTAAACACGAAACTGTAGAGATGAATCTGAAAGATTTAAAACCAACCCCCGCCAAAATGAAAGACGCCCAACAACCGCCCGTGTGCGTGGGACCAGAAAAGGAAATGTCAGACGGGTTTATGGTGGGGTTTAAGACTAAGCCTATCGGGTATGCCTGGCTTGATCCTAAAACGATGTCGCCCCATCCTCTCAATTGGAAAATCCATCCAGAAGTTCAACTTCGCGAACTTGAAAAATCGTTGGATGAATTTGGTTGGTTGCCTTCCATGTTAGCGTTATTTAATAAACGCACAGGTAAAGTGATTGATGCGCATGGTCGAATTGAAGTCGCGCTTAATTCTGGGCAACAAGTCCCGGCGGCTATTATTGACGTCGACGAAGAAACCGAAAAAAGGATTTTAGCTAGCATGGACCGCGTCGGCGAAATGCACGACACTGACAAGCTGGCCTTAGCAGAGCTATTGAAGTCGCTCGCCGGTCCAATGCCCGCCGGCTATGAACCTGACGCCCTACAGCAACTCTTAGCGGCATTGGAAATTCCAAACCAATTGCCTCCACTTCTAGATGAAGGGATTGCTGACAGCTTTCAGTCTGTCTATAAACCTGGAGCGGAGGTCACGTGCCCCCATTGCGAGAAGATGTTCAAACTCCCGTAGGGTACGCCACTGGGCTGGCCGCCGCCTGGACAACCGCCCAAGCTCCACGTTCCAACACTGCGCCGACCGTCGTTTCGCTTTTCGCTGGATGCGGTGGATCTTCTCTGGGTTATGCGATGGCGGGTTTTGATGAACGTCTCGCGGTTGAATGGGACGATCATGCCGCCGAAACCTTCCGAACGAATTTCCCGGATATCCCGCTTTATCATGGAGATATCCAGCGACTTTCGGCTACGGAGGCCCTGACTTTAGCGCGTCTTAAACCAGGAGAACTTGATGTTTTGGATGGATCGCCGCCTTGCCAAGGGTTTTCGGTGGCGGGTAACCGCATTATCGAAGACCCGCGAAATCAATTGTTTCGTGAATATCTGCGCGTCATTGACATCTTTAAACCCAAAGTCATTGTGATGGAAAACGTGTCCGGTATGGTTAGGGGCGAAATGAAATTAGTTTTCGCTGAGATTCTTAAAACGATGCGCAACTCCGGATACCGCGTTGCAGCGCGTATTTTAAATGCCATGTGGTATGGGGTTCCTCAATCCAGGCAACGCATCATTTTTGTCGGAATTCGCAATGACCTTGAGGGAACACCAGGCCATCCTTCTCCGTCTGTTACTACCCCTTATACGTTTATCGACGCTTGCCAAGGAATTGAAAGTGTTGGCCCTGTCATAAGTATCAAAAAAGGCGTGGCCGCCTATTCCCTCATTAAACGGGGGGGCGGTATGGCCATCGTATTAACAGATCTCGGGGCGCGACATTCGCATTTTAGTTGGCGGCGTTTAAGCTGGACAGAGCCGTGCCCTACGATTTGCACACAAAGAGCGTTGTTACATCCCGATACCCGCGCCTTTTTATCGATCGCGGCCATTAAACGGTGCTCTTCATTTCCTGATAAATTTATTTTTAATGGGACATTAAAAAATCAATGGGCACGTATTGGAAATTCAGTTCCCCCATTATTTATACGTGCGATTGCGACGCACATAAAAGAAATACTGCTTACAAATGCAATGAAAACAAGGGATTCGTTTACAAACGTAGGGTAAATAACCTTTAATTCAGATGCCTTGGTTGGGTTTATTTTATGTAATCAAACAGATTTTGATCGCGGTATAATACCGAGGTTAGATTTCCCGACGGTCGATTACGTAAATGAAACCCGCCAAGGTTCATTTTCAGACCGTCGGGTATTTTTTTGCCCAAGGAGGCCACCGAGTGAAAATCAGCATCAAAACGCACCCGAATAAATCCATCGGTGGGGATGGCACACGTATGTTTGGGGCTCTTTTTCAAAATAGCCATAAACGAGAATGGGCAAAACGCGTGTTTATGCAGACGGCGTTCGGTCTGGAATTCCTCAGGGAAAAGGCGCGGTTAGACACGCCAGAAGAAGCGCGGTATGCGCTGAAAAAACTGCAACGGTTAGGGTTTATTTCGGTCGCTGAAGTGCGGGGGGTTTTATATATCCAAGTGCTGTACGGGATAGACACGGCGGAGGAGTTTTTTAAGAACGGATTAGGGCCGATAAAAAGTCAAACGCTTTAGTAAACAATCAAAGATACGGGAGGCTCGCTGATGAGACAAAGTGGAGGGCATGTCGCGTTGCATCGGAAGGTTCGGGATTCGGAAATCTGGAAGACGTTGGCAGGGCGTTCGGTTTGGACGGAATTATTGCTCAAAACCGCACACACGCCGTTCTCCTTCCTACACCAGACTTCTGGAACACAAATTGAAATAGCACGGGGTCAATGCGTGATCGGCGTTAGGCCTTTTGCGGATGAATGTTTGGTCAGTTATACATCAGCCCGAAACATGCTGGAAAAAATGCAGAAATTAGAAATGGTAAAGCTGGAAATTATTGGCAAAGGGGCCAACCGTTTGACGGTTGTTACGATGCTGAATTTTGAGAAATATAACGCGGCGCAGAAAATGGAGGCGGAGGAGTTTTTTAAGAACGGATTAGGGCCGATAAAAAGTCAAACGCTTTAGTAAACAATCAAAGATACGGGAGGCTCGCTGATGAGACAAAGTAGAGGGTATGTCGCGTTGCATCGGAAGGTTCGGGATTCGGAAATCTGGAAGACGTTGGCAGGGCGTTCGGTTTGGACGGAATTGATGATGGGTGTTAATTATAAACCGCGCGCTTTTTTACACGAAAAGTCTGGAATAGAAATTCAAATAGACCGCGGGGAATGTGTATTTTCGGAACGTGATTTTGCAGAGCAGTGCCTTATCTCCTACCAGAATTTAAGAACAATCCTGAATAAAATGACGCTGCTTGGCATGATTAACCCAACAACCGTGAAGGTTGGAAAGTACAGTTTACGGCGGGTGAAATTGCTTAATTTTGAGAAATACCAGCTAACGCGGTCACTAACGCGGTCACTAACGCGGTCACTAACGCGGTTAAACTCGCCAGAAATCAATACGTTTTCGATAGTAGGTGCGCAAACAGGTGCGCAAACAGGTGCGCAAACAAGGGCGCAAGATAAAGAAGTACTTCAAGAAGTACACCAGAAGTACAACGTCAAAAGAATAGCTGGGGGCGATGCCCCGCAGCCGGCCGAAACGGCGCAGGTATGCAAAGACAGGGAGCAAGCAAACGTCTGGCTGAAAGACCTCCCGCTGTACCGGGACGACACGCAGTTAAACAGCGTTGACCCAAGGACGGGCCGGGTCCGGCTCGTGCAGGCAATGGAATTGTGGCGGGCGGCGGTTCCGTGTGTGGATCGTTTCGGGGAATTGAAAAAGGCGCATTCGTGGGAATTCGAACGACCCAACGGGCGCAAAAAGGCGCGGCTGAAATTCCTCGGGAATTGGATGCGGCGTTGCAACGAGGGCGGATTGAAGGCG